AGGAGTGATTATTGATGGCAATTAAACATGGTAAGGTTTTTACAGCAAAGAAAGGAAAGTATCGTGGCAAGAAAGTTTGCTACGCTTATACGAATGGTAAGAAGTCTACAAAGAGAATGGTTCTCCACAAAGGACGTTCTCGTAGATGATCAACTTCATATTCCCTGACTGGGAATACTTCGGCCCTGGTACTGACCTGAAAAAGGCAGGTAAACCAATTTCTGAATTGGACCGTTTAGCACGAACTCATGATTATGCATATGATGACGCTAACAGAATGGGTGGTCGTCGTGGTAGAGTTGAAAAGACCAAGGCTGATTATGCGATGGCTTTTGATACTACTAATCCATTTGTAGCCGTTGGGTTATTTACTCAGGCTACGGTTAGAGTTTTTACTTTCAATATGGTTGATCTTCCTTGGTGATCTAGTGGACCAAGATATTGATGGTGACGGAATTGAGTCACCTTGGGAGAAGCATCTCTGTAAGATATGCCTGGCATCTGCTCTTCTCCTGGCTTTCGGTAAAGAGGCATCTGGACTCCTTCTCTAGACCGCAACCCCTATCTTCCTTATTCAGAGAGTTAAGTAGGCGTTTCGACTTCTTTCCTTTTGGGTTCTTCTAGCGGATAGTCATTTATTCTCCGCCATCTTTTATCCATTATTCCAAATCTTATACTTCGTTGTCTTAGATTTCCTTTAGTGATGTACTTGGCTAAGTAATTTGCAAGGTGTCCACGATATGCCTTGTAGTCATCACCTCTTTGGCGTGACACGATATTGGCGAAGCCTAAGCCAAAGGCCCTTGGTATTGCAGAGAATTGTTCAAACGCTTCTGGCGGTAAATATTTCATTAATACAGCAGCATGAATATGCACGTGATATTTTATTCCGAACCAATTCCCTTTTTTTCGATCGAAGTTTATCTTATGGGTAACTTCTACATTTGAAATTCCACCACGCCAGGTAGTTGGATATTTCTCGAGTAAATGATTTCGTAGATCCTTCCACTTGGATTTTATCTCGAGGATCTGTTCCTCCAGTGACCTGACGTCATCTGGAACTGAAATCAATCCCACTGTGTACATCTTGGGAGGCCCCAGGTTCTTCTCTAGATGGTGATTCCAGTTGTCAAGCGTTTCTAGCGATCTCCACATCCTGGAGTGACGTTTTCTGTTTCTATCGCATTGAAGACATCGGTTAGGATATTTTCCTACTTCAATCGTCTTGGTGAAACCTAGCCAGTTGGTTCCTACTGGTAATCTGATTAGATCTATTTCACCAGAACGGTCACCTTTCCAAATGCATTTTGGACAAGTGAATCCGTATTCCCCCACTTTACTAGTATGAGGGACGAGTTCTATCGATTGAGATGGCATGTTCGATCAACTTCTGTAATTCACTGAAGCAATAGTCGCATAGGTTGTCTGAGGCCCTCTGCGTAATCAGTCCTATCATTCTGTGGTAGTGGCTTATTTCGCTTTGTCTGAATTCCTGTTTGCAGGATTCGCATGTGAATGTCATCTGCAATTCATCTCCTGTGGATGGCATTTTAATCGTGTGCATTTCCCGCACCTGGATGGTGGCTTTTTCCATCGTCCTTCTAGCGTGTATCTGTTCACTACTGAACAGCATCTACATGTGTATTCTGGCATCTTTCTCGATGCCTCGTCTTCCATGTCGGTTAATTAACCCCCGACATAGGGATTTGGCTTATGGCCCAAATGGAAGAGACTGTGTTAGTATTCAAGATTGATGATGCAATCGGTGAAACGTATATTGATATTGCTAAGTGCATGTCAATGGTTAATCGTAAGTTATATCGCCAACAAGGAATTTGGGAAGTCCGTGGTGTTCAACTGTTTGGTGATGCTTTAGACACTAACTTGTCTAATCCTGAGCGTGTGGGTCTTCCCTACACTGTCGCTATTTCTGGAGCACCCAGAACTTGGGTGACTCGTAATGCCCTGGTCAAGGCTTTCCATGCTTGGAAAGACCAACAACAGTTGGCTCTTGATTCCGCTGGTACTGATTCTTTGAAACCTCGTTGGGAAGATTTCAAAGTTTGGTTAAATGATAATCACCGTTCAAATGGTGATATTACTCCAGTCTCTGGCCACATGTTTGGTGGAAGTGATCCTTACTTGCCAGGGGAATGGATTAAATCTAAACTTGTTGTTGATGAAGTTGATGGTGCTGGACTTGTTGTTCAATCTGAGCCTTTCCTCCATATTATGGGTGCTAATAATTTGCCAACTTCTGCTGGTTTAATTTACAATTATGCTATATCTCGAGCATTACCATTTTCACCTGATCCTGAACTTCCTAGTTCTATTGCATTGAATATTTACACTCAGTCTGCAACTGCTCTATCTGAGCAAGTGGAGGAGATTACTACCAACATGAAGACTGATAACAATGATGCACCTTATGATCCGGATAATTATCCCGGTGGTGGTATTAATGGTTTTGAACCTCTTCTGTTTGGATTTGTTGCAAATTCCACTGGTTCAACTAATGGTCGTAAATCTGTAATGAACGGATTTGCTGCACCTAATGGTCTTCTAGAAGTTCAATATAACCTCGATGTTACTCGTGGTACTTCTGAAGCTCCACTTCCAAACTTGACTGTTCCAGAACTATGGCTTCAAGTTGTAGTTGGAAGAAGGAGTGATTATTGATGGCAATTAAACATGGTAAGGTTTTTACAGCAAAGAAAGGAAAGTATCGTGGCAAGAAAGTTTGCTACGCTTATACGAATGGTAAGAAGTCTACAAAGAGAATGGTTCTCCA